ATAATGTTCTATTACTATCCAATGTTAATATTGTATTGTTCTCAACCGCAGTACCTAATTCTTGGTCAAAGTTTGGTAACAGATATTTGTCTGTACCCATTTGAAAAGAACCACCTAATAAATCAAAATAGTTTCCTGTGTTTGTAAAACCACTTGCAGTAAATCCTGTGTTGGTTGCACATATTGGTATTTGAGTATAATGGTTATAATCTGTATATCCTGATTGTGTTGTAAATCCTGATGACGCTAAATATGCATAACGATATTTAATGTTCGCCTTAATCTTATTAGGATATGGGTTATTCAAGTTAATGTGTTCCCAAGTTGAATACCAATCATTTGCATAATAGTATTGATAATGTTCTGACTTAACATAGTTAGACAAATAATCATATGGTCTGATATTAAACTTATATGTATAGGTTGCACCTGATTGTTGAACATCGTATGGAACAATTGACATTGAACCAACTTGTCTATCATCAGAAAACAATTGTACCTGTAATTCAAGTGAGGCGTTATACGTATTACCTGTTAAAATAACTTCATACTGACCACCTCTTTGATAAATCATATCAGTTGACCTTCTTAATTGTGAACTACTATTCAGTCCATTTGCGTATTGTGTAGGGTATCCGAAACTCATATTATAAACCTTCTAATGCGTTTAGTACATCATCATATAGTGCGTCTTCCATTAGGGTTGTTATCCTTTGGTCTTTTAATATCTTATCATAAGATATTTCCACAAAGTTCTTTGGTTTGTTTTGATAACCAAATCTTCCTATTGAACGAGCAACTACAAATGCTGTGTTCTTTATATTTTTTTCATTCTTAGGTAAAAATTTACCTGTTTTAAAATCTCTAATTCTGAAACTCTTTTTATTTTTAATCCATTCTTGTATGGCACCGATATTTGCATATCCTCCACCACCATTTGGTTTTCTATCATTAGCCAACCAATATGCGTATGTATTTGACAATGGTTGATTGAATGCTTGAACCTGTATAACTTGTAGACCTTGTTTGTTTCCCTTAACCACTGCTTTAATAGAATTTCTTAAATTCCCTGTTGCAACACGGCTGGTTAAACTTTTTTGAAAACGACCGTATAGATATACCTTGTCAGATAAACTTTCTTTTACAATCTCTTCAATAATAGGTGCTACTTTACTTAAATCCATTAGTTAATTGTTTTTTCTCCAAATAATGGTTCACCACTTATTGGTATTAATTTTATTTCTACAGTATATGGTCCTTCAATTGAACCTGATACTATTCCTGATAAATCAACGGATAAGTCACCGTTAATATCTCCTGTTAATGTTCCTGTTATTGTTGCTGTTGTTTCCATAATTTTATTGATTAGCGTTTATATACGTATATACATCTGACATTTCTGTTCCTGTTAATGCTCTATTGAATATTAATAATCTATTTAAATAACATTGTATTGATGGGTCAGTCCATTGGAATGAATATCCAAATGTAAAATTCCTTGTGTTATTCCAAAAGTTTGTTGTTGTTGTGTTAACTGTTGTTGCTACACTACTACCATCCAAATAATATTGACCATTAGTATTACCTGTTGAAGTAAAACCATATGATTTTAATGAACCTCTTGTAGTGAGATTTGTTGTTGCTATTTGTTGACTTGAACCTGGCGCTCTCATTATAATTAATGGATTGTTTGTAAAATCTACACCCATACCATTACTATTTGTTGATTGTTTACCCCAAAATGTTTTATTAGTTGTTGATGTAACGTGCATATAACTTATGATTGTATAACCTGCGTTACTATCCCAAACACCATCTGAATTAATTTGAAATAATATACTTCTTGTTGTTCCTGAAAATACCACACCTGTTGCATTCTTTGTGTAACCACCAACAGGTATTGCACTTACAACCGCAGTAGAACCTGGCGCATCATTAGTCCAACTTGTTGAACCAGCGGTATAGTTCCCTTGCCATAAGTTTACTGTTAAACCTGATGGGAAAGGACTTGGTGGTGCCGCTGACACTTGTTGTTGTAAAAATGAAAATGGAGCAAAATTCATATTATATTAAATTCTTTACGTTTGCAACATATAAGTTTGTTGTGTCAAAACTTACCATTGTTAATATATCTGTTCCAACTGTTGTTGTTGGTATGTACGCTGACCCTGATGGTTGTTTAACCGATGTAGGGAATGATACTGTACCTGAACCCGTTGTATTTAGTTTTATGTTTATTGTTTGACCTGGCTTGATGTTTGATGGTTCAATTCTAATATCAGATGAACCTGTTAACGCTAACTCAAAGAAGTTACCATTATTTAAATTCAACGATGCGGTATTAGATGTTACCGTTAATGGTAATACATTACCTTGAACTGAACCTGTTATTACGGTACTACCATTCACAGTTAATGAACCTGTTACAGTAACATTAGCGTTAGTATGTAATGAACCTGTACCTGATTGATTTATTAATTTTAATGAGTAATCAGAACCCATATTGTTTGATTGTAATCCTGTCTCAACTAAATTACTACCTGTAATAACTGTCTGATATACTTGTGATTGTGTGGTGATTTGTGCTAAATCATAATTGGTAGAATAGAATGTTTGGTTAGTACCGTCCAATCTTAATGCCGCTAAATTAGATGATGGATTACTATTAAATGGATTTGAATTAAAATGTAATCTTTTTGAGTTTATAGTTCCATAAACAGTTAAAGGAAAATCACCATTACCATACATTGAAGTATTACCTGTTATGTTAATTTGTGAACCAACAATATTGTGGTCAAATGAACTTGAAGCGTTTAATGATGCTGTTAAGAATAAACGGGCACCGATAATACTATGGTCAGCCGATGAACCTGAAACACTTAATGAACCTGTTACATTTGTGTTACCATTAACACTAAATTGACTTGTAATATTTGTACTGTTACCATTAATATAATGGTCACCTGAACCTGATACGTTTAATGAACCTGACACTGTAAGTGCCGGTTGTGATATTGATTGTGCAATTAATGTTAATGCTGGTTGACCTGCAGTCACGTGTTCTATTGTTGCAGAACCTGTTACTGTAAATACATTTGTTCCTCTACTAACATTTAATGAACCACTCACACCAACTAATGAACCTGAAGTAACATATAAACTTGTTCTTCTATTACTTCCACCTGTACCTGTACCTATTGCAAATACTGTTCTTGCACTATCATTTAATCCATTATCTTCACCATTCCATCTACCAAATATTGAGCTACCTTGTTGTGTTAAATTTCCTACTGAATGTGAACCCGTAATAGTTAAACCATATCCATATACTATAGAATTTCTTAAACCGGCTAAATCTGTTCCTGTTTGTTCAAGAGATACACCAATTGATTGTCCACCAATTAAGTTACCAACCAAAGGTCTTGCAACGTTTGTTGCTGGTGAACCTGCGGCATTAATAGTAAGTCCTTGACCTAATAATGTGTTTGCTGATACAATCAATGAGTTATTTGAACCTGTATTAATATATCTGTTATTAATATCAATTATATTACCACCAAATATATTATTTGTAGCTTGAATTGAACCACTTATATGTCTAAGGTTTAATTGTGGGTTTACATTAATGTTATTACTAAAATTTGCTTGGGTTGTTAATAATGAACCTGATGCAAGTGATTGAACAGTACCAACACTTATATTAGATTGAACCACTGAACTTTGACCTGCACCTATAGATGCGGATGGATGGTTAAAGTTTATACCTCCACCCAATAATATATTACTATTAAATGCGTGTGCGCCATTACCTAAATTTGAACCTGTTGTTAAAGTTAAAGATAAAGCCGCTCCTAAATAGTTATTATTTGTTTGTGGTATTGTTAATGATGAAGTGTTAATTGTTGGTATGTTTGTTTGTACAAAGTTTGCATTACCTCCTATTACACTTCTTCTACCTGATGATGCTGGTAAAGTAGTACCTAAGTTCATTAGAAAGTTATTGGAACCACTAATAAAAATTGAACTTGTTACATTTGAAATACCTGTTGGTCCTAATAAAGCTCCGCCAGGAATAAATCCAAAATTAACATCATCATTATCTAAAGATGTTGTAATTGCATTTAGATAGTTTTGTAAATTTGTTGATGATGTGGTTGCATTATTAGCTCCTAATAAAACTAAGTTTTGTTTAAAGTCGTTTGGTTTAATTAGATTTAAACTAACATCTCCAACAAAGTTTGCTGAACCTGATACATTTAAACTACCTGTAATATTTTCTGTTCCAATAAAGTTATTTGAACCTGTTATAGCAAATCCTAATTGTCCACCATCTTCATTTACCCACTGACCATAAGAACCTGAACGGTAAACCAATAGGTCACCAACAACAGGACTTGTAATATCCACATCGTGAAGTTCCGTTAATTCATAACCATTATCTATGGAAATATATGCGGAACCATTATTTAATTGTGGTCTTAATACTTGACCTAATCTTACTTCGTGATATGGTGCTGGTACTGATGATGTTGTATATTGTCCCGAAGATGATAAGTATAACATATCACCAGCGGTCATTCCACTTGTGTTAATTCCAATTAAAGTACCTTGAACAACCACATTAGCAAAACCATTATAAGCTACGTTCTCACTCAACATACCTAATGTATTTGCTGAGTTAAAATCATCTTCCCAACTTGCTGAGTTAAATAATGGATTGTCACCAACCGCACCTGTAATTCTTACTATAGTACCTCTTGTTAAACCGCCAGGGTTATCACACTTACCAAGAACAACTAAGTCAAACGCAATTGATGATGTTACTGCACTATTAACAAATGATGCGGTGTCAGCGTTTATTGCGTGTGAACTACTTAATGCATTGGTTGCGTATGACGCAGTACCTTGTAAAGAACCTGTGAAACCTCCTGTTGAAGTTACACTACCTGTTACAACTAATGGTCCGTTTGGTAATCTTACTGTACCATATAATGTTTGTGTATCACCCGCTTCATCACCAAGTATGTTTGAACCTGATGAGAATATAACAGATGATGTTTGATATATTGTTTCTAAGTATGTGATTGATGCTGATAGTGCTGTAATTTCACCTGTAACATTTAGACTACCTGTTATGTTTACACTACCATTTATATTTTGTTGTCCTACAAAGTCATTAGAACCTGTGGTAGCATAACTACCTGTCTTACCTTCTATTGAAGATAATCTATTATCTTGTCCTAAGTCTGTTGTTGCAATAGAACCTGATAAGGTATCTAATGAACTTGTGGTTGCAAATCCTAAGTCTACAATTTGTTGTGACCCTGATATTACACCTGATGGTAATGAACCTGTATTAACCTGTAAACTAAACTGTGACCCATTACCTTTTGTAAATGTTAAAGTATCACCAGCAACACTACCTGTAATCATAAAGGACCCACTCTCAGTCTCGGTTACATAAGAACCTGTTTGAGATATAAGTGAGTTAACCTTACTATCATTACTACTTGTGTAAGCATTAAAACTTGATGTATTAAGTTTCTGATTAATCTGACTTTGTAAACTACCTGTCTCAACATCTAAACCAGCCAATTTAATATTAACTGAACTTGTGTAGGCGTTAAATGATGACGTGGTTACAAGTGAACCCGTATCAACAGATTGTATAGGTAAACCATTAACGGTAAATGCACCTGATATGTTTACCTGTGTTTGTGATATTTGTAATGGAGAACTTCCACCCAAACCATCTGTTATGGTTTGTAAGTTAGTAGTAAATCCTGTATTCGTATTAGCAAGGTTTAATAGACCTTGATAGGATTGTGATACGAATTGGTTAGTTAATTGACCCATATTAATAAATTCTTATAGTTTTATACATTCTTCCAATCTTTTGATATTTCGTTCCACAGTTCAGCCAACTCATACCACTTTTTACCCGGCGTGAATGGTCTTTCAGGTAGAACACATCTATTGTAATCAAAAGGTTGTGTTAATTGAATATTCATTACCCAACCACATAGTATCGTTTCATATTCTTCTAATATGGGTTCAACACTTGATGGCCAGACAGTTTCATATTCTGATAAATAGAACGTAGCCATAATATCTTTAGTTATTTCTAAAGTATCTGACAGTACATCCCTTTGATTGGAATAATCATTATTAAGTCGGTCTACAACGAGTATTTGAAAGTTGGTGATTAATTCGTTCTGTGCAAGAACTACATCGCCAGGAATAACATACATTCTTGTATATCTCGGTTCCTTTTCCGTTTCAATATCCATTGTTAGTTGTGTAATATCACCATAACCATAACTGTTAATTTGTTCGTGGTTATTAGCAAAGTCTTCTAAATCTTCTATAATCTGTTTGTAATTAACTTCATTGACTGATACGGGTAATGTAAATCCTGACATAATAGGTAGGACACATATGTTATAGTCAAATGGTTGTTCTAATGTTATGTTCATTGTCCACCCACCAAGTATCGTTTCAAACCTTTCCAAGAACGGTGTAACATTCGGACCCCATTCAGGAGTGTAGTATAAACTAAAATCTCCATACTCAGCGGTGTATGATTGGTATATAATTGTAAAAATGTCCTTTGCAATTTCCAATGTATCAGACATAACATCTCTTTGATTTGAGTAATCGTCATTAATTTGGTCTAATATAATAATGGAAAAATCATATAACAATCTGTTTTCATCCAATCTGACATTGCCAGGGACTACATACATCTTGGTATACACAGGTTCTTTCTCGGTCTCAATGTCCATTGTAATTTGTGTAATGTCACCGCAACCGAAACTGTTAATCTGTGGATGGTAGTACGCCATACCACTTAAGTCCTGTATGATTTGTTTATAATTTGTCATCTATTAAGAAATATAAATTTATTTGTATTGTATTATGAAATTTGTTTTTGCATCTTTTTCATCAATCTTTCTTGTTCTCTTTCCCATTGTACCAAATAGTTTAACTGATTTAGTACCTCTAAGATGTTTTTTTTGTAGATGTATTCGTGTTTTGTAAAGTCGTTGTCAGAGATTTTGTTAGTGACAAGAAACCACCCAAAGACTTGACTGAACCCATTTTGAATATCATCCTCCACATTAGCCATATCATCTTTATTTGGTCCCACATCCCAATCTTCAGTGTCGAAGACCGCGGGGAATAACCTGAATATCTCTTTGCGAACTTGATAAAAAAAAACTGTGCTCCAAGTATATACTTCACATCTAATTGTTTTTTGAATACTTCTGCCCGTTTCTTCATTGTATTAACGTCATACATCTCTATGTCATAGTCGTGTTCACCCCTTTCAATTACAATTGGTCTATACATAATTGCTGCAAGTATGTGTAATAAATCTAATAACTCATCTGTTTTCTTGGTTGAGATAGTATCCATATCCACAAACTCAGCAAAGGTTAAGTCTCTCCAATTAGGAAAGAAACCATACTTCACACCATTTAATTCAAACCTATCAATAAACTTAACCTCATCCTGTTTAGGTATGATGGTTAGAATATGTGAGGCCAGATAATTAATCTCATCAAATCCTCCATCTAATAAGTCTTTTAATGGTGCACCTGATACAACACTAATTAGTTTTGCTGCAAAGTAGTCCTCATCAAATAGGTCTTTAACTTTGAATATCTTAACATAATCTTCTATGTTTATAAACTCAGGGATTTGGTACGGTTGTCCGTCTATTTTAAATTTTATCATATATATGTATATTTTAAACGAATGATATTGAATATCTACCCGTTGTTTTATTTGCTTTTATTTCTTGATACATTCTCATCATAAGTGCATCACTTAAGTCAGGTGACTTACCAAGTATTCTTTTCATCTCATCCTTACTCATTACACCAACCTTATTATCTTTATCTACGTCCTTTAGTTTAATTGCAAGTAGTTCTTGTGTTAAGTCTTCTACCACGGCCGGTTCTAATAGGTTTAAACTTATCTTTCCGTCCTTAAACATTTCAGATAGTTTTATATAACATTGTGATTTAAGGTTTGTAAAGTTCTGTTCGTGTAATGGTCTTGCATTGTTTACAAAGTTTGTTCCTTTAATTTGGTCTGCAACACCACCACCTACGCCATCACTATCTATAATTACCTGTTGTGGGTGTACACCGTGAAACCTCATTAAGTCCTTAATTTCGGACGATAAATCTGTGGTGGATACTTTCCTATAGATGTGACAAGATATTAGAACCATACCCACCCAAATCATTACTACGGACCTGTCATCACCAAATCGTGCAACGTCAACCGTCATATATTTCTT